GCCGCCGATGAGCTGGGGGACAAGCTGCCCGCCGCAGAGGCCCTGTGGCAGGCCATCCGGAACAGCGGAGAGGCCGGTTACACCAAAATCCAGCTGCCCTAGGGGCGGCGTACATAGAAAGGACCGAAAAGATGGACAACCTGATCGTAGTATGGCTGGCTCTGTGCTGGCTGACCCTGACAGCGGGAATCGCCTGGGGACTGGAAAGGCTGGAGCAGCATTTGAAGGCAAGAAAAAAGCCTCTGGACGGCGGCAACCGAAACAGAGGCACAAACAAAATTGTTCAAGACCAATATACCACAGAGAAGGGGGAAAAAGCAAGATGATGATGCCGGAACCGAGATTGGTTCCCCCGCCCCTGAGCAGGGAACAGGAGGAGGCCCAGAATATGCTGGATGATTATGATGAGGCGATGGAGAGCCTCAAGGAGATTCAGCGGGAGTATGAGGAGGTGACCGGTACCCTCAAGGAGTGGAGGCACCTGAGCTTTGATCTGCAGGAGGCCATCCGGCGACACTATAACGCCCAGCTGAGCCATTGGGAGGAGGAAATCTTCATCCTCAAATATGCGCTGATGGATCGGGGGTATTGGGCATGACCTGGCTGGAGGAACTGGAGGATATGACCCCATTGAAACCGATAGAAACCGGGTCGGAGTATGATCCGTTTGGTGATTGCCATGAGCAAGTTTGAGCACGGGGTAAGCTACTACACCAAAGGAACTGTGACTCTGACGGTGTACTTTCCGGAGGACCGGACAGTGTGCCAGTGGTGTCCCTATGTGCGAAATGAGGACAGCCTGCGGCGCTGGCGGTGCCTGCTGACCGGAGAGTACCTGGTCTACCCCTTCACGGGGATAGGGGCAAAGTGCCCCATTGAATGGGAGGAGAGCAAAGATGTTTAACCCAAAGGAACACCTGATGGATTTGAAGGGCAAATCCTATCTGCAGGTCATGTGGCGGCTGGTGTGGTTTCGGGAGGAAAAACCTCTGTGGAACATCGACACCAAACTGGAGAAGCTGGGAGAGGACTACGCGGTATTCAGCGCGAAAATCTATGATGAAAACGGCGTTCAAAAGTCGGCCGGTTACGGCTCAGAGAGCGTCAGGGATTTTCGGGACTACATAGAAAAGGCGGAGACAAAGGCGGTGGGCCGGGCCCTGGCCATGCTGGGATATGGAACCCAGTTCGCCCCCGAGCTGGACGAGGAAGCGCGGATTGTGGATGCCCCGGCGTCAAGAAAACCGGAGACCTCAAAACCCATCCGGTGCGCCACCTGCGGCACCGCCATTGGGCCCATCACCGGCAAGAGCGGCAAGCCGATGGGGCCGGAGGTCTACGCCGCAGCAGTCCAAAAGAAGTACGGCAAGGTGCTCTGCCCCGCCTGTGTGGAGGCGGTGGAAGCCCCTCTCCATCCCCCGGTGGCGTAGATGGTGCGGGCAAAATTTCAGCAGGCCCAGCTGCTCCAGCGGGAGGACGGCTTCTGGCTGGCGGTCAAGCCCTTTTGGGAGGACTTACCCCTTCTGCGCCGGTGGCTCCATGTGGGGTGGAAAGGGGTTCAGCAGCTGACGCTGGGCGAATACCGGAAACGGCGCAGTCTGGACGCCAACGGCTATGCCTGGGTCTTGCTGGACAAGCTCTCCCAGGCCCTGAACCTCCCCAAAGAGGAGGTCTACCGGGAGGAGATCCGCAAGACTCCGGGGGTCAGCGAGATGATCGTCCTGCGTAAGGAGGCGATCCCTCAGTTTCGGCGTTCCTGGGAGGACGGGCATCTGGGCCAGATGGTGGAGGACCTAGGCCCCCATGCCACCGCCAAGGGATACCATACCCTGGTCTGTTACTATGGCAGCAGCGGGTATGACACCGCCCAGATGACCCGCCTCATTGAAAATATTGTTCAGGACTGCAAGACAGTAGGGATTGAAACTGCAACAGATCAGGAAATTTCCCTATTATTGGAGGGGTGGGATCGTGCACAGAAGAACAAAGGCCCTTGATCTTTCCAGGAAGGTCAAAGACCGGGTGTGGGAACGGGATGGGGGACGGTGCATCCTCTGTGGGAACCCCCAGGCCATGCCCAACGCCCACTACATCCCCCGCAGTCAGGGGGGATTGGGGGTGGAGGAGAATGTGGTGACCCTCTGCCGCCGCTGCCATGATCTCTATGACAACAGCGGCCAGCGGCCCCTGCTGGGCCGGGAGATTGAGGGGTATCTGCGCAGGCAGTACCCCGGATGGGAACGAGACCGTTTTATCTACCGAAAGGAATGAGAAGATGTACAACAGAACCACATTGATCGGGCGGCTCTGCGCAAGCCCGGAGCTCAAACAGACCCAGAATGGAGTGCCGGTGGCCTCCTTTCGCATTGCCTGTGACCGCAGGTACAACCGGGAGGAGACCGATTTTATCAACATTGTAGCGTGGCGGGAAAAGGCGGAGTTTGTCTGCAAATACTTCCAGAAGGGCAGCGCCATTGGGGTGGAGGGATCCATCCAGACCCGGGAGTACACCGACCGGGAGGGAAACCGCCGCACCGCTTTTGAGGTAGTGGGGGATCAGTTTTTCTTTGTGGAGAGCAAAAAGGCGCGGAATCCGGCCGATGTGGAGTATGAAAAGATCGAGTTTCAAGAGGTCGAGGGCGGCGACGACCTTCCCTTTTAAGGGAGGGGAGCAAACATGGCAAAGGAATACTTCTGTGCCTATCACAGCTTTTTAAAGTCGGTGGAACCCCTCAGTGACGCGGAGTGCGGGAGACTTTTCAAGTCATGCCTCATCTACAGCATGACGGGCGAAGCTCCGGAACTCAGCGGCAATGAACGGTTTCTCTTTCCGACCTTGCAGGCACAGATCGATCGGGACAATGAAAAGTATGAGCAGCGATGCCAGATCAACCGGAAAAACGGCGCCCTGAGCAGGGGGGATGAGGAAAGCGAACGCCCCCAATCGCTACCGAACGCTGTAGGTCGCCCCCAATCGCTACCGAACGCTCCCCAAGGAAAAGGAAAAGACAAAGACAAAGGAAAAGATACTCCCCCCTTACCCCCCAGGGGGAAGTGCGGACAGAGATTCGACCGCTTCTGGGCCGCCTACCCCAAGAAGAAATCCAAGGCGGATGCCCAAAAGGCCTTTGAAAAGCTGGCTCCCGGTGAGGAGCTGCTCTCCCGGATGCTGTCTGCCCTGGAACAGCAGAAGCAGAGCGGCGACTGGCAGCGGGAAGGCGGTCAATATATTCCCTACCCGGCCAGCTGGCTGAATGGGCGCCGGTGGGAGGATGAGGAGAGTCCGACTCAGAACAGGAGGAACTACTTTGAGGAACAGGAATATTGAGGCGGAGCAGTCGGTGCTGGGGGCTGTTATTATGGCTCCGGAGCGGACTTTGGCTCATGCCTGCGGGGAACTGACCCCCGAGGACTTTGGAGAGCCGGTCTGCCGGCACCTTTTTGCCGCGCTGCGGCAGATGTGGATGGATGGGATACCGGTGGATGTGGTGACCCTGCTGGGTCAGGTGGGGCAGGAGTACAAGGAGCAGATCGCCGCAGTCTGTCAGGTGGCCCCCACCATCTCCAATTTTCGCCAGTATGTGACAATGGTCAAGGAGGCAAGCCAGCGCAGACGGGCCTATGAGACCGCCCTGGAGCTGACCGGTGCCCTCACCGAGGAACAGCCCATCCAGAGCTGTCACACCCTGGCGACCAAAACCTGTGAACTGCTGGGACAGCGGGGTGGAGAGAAGGTGGTGTCGGCCAAGGATGGCTTTCTGGCCTTCTGTGTGGCCAAAAGCAAGCCCAAGACCTATCTGCCCACCGGATTTTCCGAACTGGACCGGCGGCTCTACATCGACCGGGGGGATTATCTGGTCATCGGCGGGCGGCCCAGCGCAGGCAAGACCGCCTTCACCTTGCAGATGGCGTTACATATGGCCCAAAGTCATCGGGTGGCCTACTTTTCCCTGGAGACTTCGGCGGCCAAAATTTATGAGCGGCTCATTGCCAACTACACCAGCACCCCCTTTGGGGAGGTAAAGGCCCACCGGATCAAGGACTGGCCGGGGGTGACCCGCTGGAACCGGGATTTTTCCGCCCTGAACCTCTACGTGGTGGAGGCGGCAGGCTGGACGGTGGCCCAGATACGGGCCAAGGCGGCCCAGCTGGAGGCAGAGGTGGTGTTCATCGACTATCTGAGCCTCATCAAAGGGGAGGGAAAAAGCCTCTATGAGCGGGTGACCAACATCTCGATGGAGCTGCACACCTTTGCCCAGCAGGCCAAGGTGACGGTGGTGGCCCTCTCCCAGCTGAACCGGGATGACAGGGGAGAACCGGGGCTGACCAATCTGCGGGAATCCGGCCAGATCGAACAGGATGCCGACGGGGTGATCCTGCTCTTTGAACCGGCCCGGGCCGAGCCGGGAGTCAACCGGATTTTGAGCGTGGCCAAAAACAAGGAGGGAAGGACCGGAGAGATCCCCCTGTGCTTTGACGGCTCTTTGCAGCGGTTTCGGGAGGTGGAAGGAAGATATGCGTAACCCCCGCACCGTAACCTGCGAAATCTGCGGGAGGGCCTTTGAGACCCCCACCAATGGACGGTTCTGCAGCAGGGAGTGCCGGAGAATCCACCGCCGGCGACAGTGGAAGGCCCGGCAGGAGAACCGCCTTTTGGAGCCGGACGGCTGCAACAGACCATATACTTCAGACACCCCCTTTCTGGTGCGCAAATGGCTGGCTGAGGGGGACAGTCTGAGCCGGGTGGCCGACGCTCTGGGCCGCAGTCCCGAGAATGTGCGGGGCACCCTGAAGCTGCCGGTCACCGACCCCAAGCAGCGGGCCATTCTGGAGGAGCTGGAGGGAGAGCATGGTAAGATTTAGGCTGAATCCCTCCCAGATCGGGGCGTACAGCCTCAATCAAATCTACGCGGGACTCCACTGGAAAAAGCGGCAGGCCCATGCGAAACTCTGGCACTGGATGGTGCAGGAGGCTTTGAGAAAGGGGAAGGTGCCCAAGGCGGTCTTTCAGCGTCCGGTGCGAATCAGCATCTACTACAACGACCGCCTGGACCTGGACAACCACGGCTACATTGCCAAGATGATTGTTGACAGCCTTAAGGGCTACCTGCTTCAGGATGACACCCGCAGGTATTTCCAGGGCCTCTATCAGGGCTTTCACAACACCCAGGGCATCATTGTGGAGGTGGAGGAGTTATGACGGAAAGGGAGGTTGACTGTGACTGATAGAGAGGCGATTATCCTATTCAAGAAAAATATGCTGTATTGGGGAAATGAACCCATTGCAAAAGATATGGTAGCCGCCGATAGGCTTGCTATTTCCGCCCTCCAAGAGCGAGAGAAACGGAGCAAGGGGTGGATCAGTGTCAAGGACAGACTGCCGGATGAGCCAATGGAGTACATCGTAATGATTAAAGGAGCGGCAAACCCAACTACACTGCTGTATGACGATAATGGCGATTGGTTCGAGGAATATTATGGCGAGCGTATCGACTACAATGTCACCCACTGGATGCCGCTGCCAGAGCCGCCAAAGGAGGATGAGAAAACAAGATGGAACGAAGCCCATGCAGACATTGCCGCAGAAAAAAATCCTGCCACGACGTAAAGTGCCCGGATTGGCTGGACTGGTTCTACTGGGTGTGGGGCCAGATCAACCGATGGGGGAGTGGCGCCGGTGGAAGATAAATACGATCTGCCCAGAGGGGTGGTCAGAGCTTGTGCAGGTCTGGTAGAGAGCTGCCCCAATGAACGGGTCGCCCAGGCGATCAAAAGGGCGGAGCAGGCCATCGGTCGGGACTATGCAGACGACCCGATCGCGCAGAGAAACAGACAGTGCCTCATCCATATGGTGAAAGGGAATCTGGTCAACTACAAGCTGTTTGACCGGGAGACAATGAATCGAAGATATGGCCTTCAAATTTCACACAACGAGCTGTGGAGGGAGAAAAAGAAGTTCTGCTATCAGCTGTCAAAAGAGCTCGGATTTCTCAAAAGTCGGGAAGCGAGCCACGCAAAATAGATTTATAGTTGGAGCTGGGGAAACCTGGCTCCACTTTTTTGCTTGTTTTCAGTGGGCAGGTCTCCGGTTGGGTATAAACCACATCAATGGCAGGCAGGGGGCCGGTGGTTTTATTTTGCGTACTACACAATCAGTCTGTACCGCTTTTCACCCGTTGGCCGTCCGGGTTACGACGGCTGCCAATACGACAGTAAGAGGTGATCCTATGGCGGAAAAACTGAATCGCTCTAAAACTGCCATGCTCACCCAGAAGCAGGAGCGGTTTGTACAGCTGCTCCTTTCGGGCAAAAGTCAGCGGCAGGCCTACCGGGAAGCATATCCCAACTGTAAGGCCACCGACAAGACGGTGGATGAAAAGGCCAGCAAGCTCCTTTCTGAGGGCAAGGTGAGGGCAAGGTATGAGGAACTCAGGGACAAGGTGATGAGCCCCCTGGAGGAGCAGGCCATCGCCACCGCCCAGGAGGTGCTCATTGAGCTGACCAACATGGCCTTTGCCCGAAAGGAGTACGAGAGCTATGACGCCCAGGGCAACCGGTACAGCGTCAAGCCCACGATAGCCCAGCGGCAGAGAGCCCTGGAGCTGCTGGGTAAGGCCCACAGGCTCTTTACCGAGAATATCAACCTGGGCAACCGGGAGGGGGAGGGCTTTCAGGTGGAGATCAAGGTGGTCGAGTGATGAAGCTCTCCATCACAAAACAGCAAAAGGCCTTTCTAGAGGCAACAGCGGATGAAGTGCTGTTTGGCGGGGCGGCCGGGGGCGGCAAGAGCTATGGACAGCTGATCGACGCCTTTCTGTATGCGCTCCAATATCCGAAATCCAAGCAGCTGATCCTGCGCCGGACCTTCCCGGATCTGGAACGGTCATTGATTTTGGTCTCGCTGGAGCTCTATCCCAGGGAGGCGGCCAGCTACAACAGCAGCACCCACCGCTGGAAGTTCCGCAACGGCTCGATGATCGAATTCGGGTACTGTGACAGCGAGCGGGACGTCTACCGGTATCAGGGCGCGGAGTATGATACCATCCGGTTTGACGAGCTGACCCACTTCACCGAGACCATGTATATCTACCTGATCTCCCGGCTGCGGGGCGCCAACGACTACCCCAAACAGATCAAAAGCGGTACCAACCCCGGGGGAATCGGCCATCACTGGGTCAAGGCCCGGTTTATCGATGTGGGGCCGCCCGGAGAGCTGTACAGAACCCCGGAGGGCAGCAGACTTTATCTGCCCAGCCGGGTACAGGATAACCGCTTTTTGATGGAAAAGGATCCGGACTATCTCAGACGGCTGGAAAACCTGAGTGAAAAGGACCGAAAAGCTCTCCTCTATGGGGATTGGGATATCTTTGAAGGCCAGTACTTTACCGAATGGGATCGGCAGCTGCATGTGATCGAGCCCTTTGTCCTTCCGGAGCACTGGCGGCGGTATTTTGTCATGGACTACGGCCTGGATATGCTGGCAGGCTACTGGATCGCCCTGGATCCGGCGGGACGGGCGGTGGTCTATCGGGAGCTCTACCAGCCTGGGCTCATCATCTCCCAGGCGGCCAGCGCCATTCTGCAGGCCACACCGGCCGGGGAGACCATCTACCAGTACCTTGCGCCCCCAGACCTGTGGAACCGGCGGCAGGACACCGGCAAAAGCGTGGCGGATCTCTTTGCGGAGCGGGGCATCTGCCTTGCCAGGGCCAAAAACGACCGGGTTCAGGGCTGGCTGGGTCTGAAGGAGTGGCTGCGGCCAACGGTGGACGAGACCGGACGCCCCAGCGCCAACCTGCGAATCTTTCGAAATTGCGTCAACCTGATCCGGTGCCTGCCGGCGGTGCAGTTTGACAGCCGCAACCCCAACGACGTGGCCGGAGAGCCCCATGAGCTCACCCACTCGGTGGACGCCCTGCGTTACTTTGTGGCAGGCAGGCCCCGGCCGGGAGAGCTGCCGGTCATCCGGGAGGAGGATGATCCACCGGAATATGACGATCAGATTGAAAACTTCTTGCACTTTGGATAGGACTTGTGAAAGGAGAAAGGATATGGAGATCATAACAGCGGTCATCGGGCTCTGTTCGGGCTTTCTGCTGGGGTGGGGCGTCCGCCGCCCCCGAGCCTCTCAGGCTCCCAAGGAGCCGGAGCTGCCGGAAATTCCAAAGCGGCTGAAAATTCAGATGGACAACTTCATGACCTATGATGGTACGGCGAGGGGGCAGAAGCCAATTGAAGAGTAACAGCGCTGCCGAAGAGATTTGGCAGGCCTATGAACAGGCGGACCAGTACAACAGCGGCATCGACCTGTACGAGACGGTGCGCCGCAATGAAAACTTTTTCATCGGCAAGCAGTGGGAGGGACTGAGCGCCCCCGACCTGGAAAAGCCGGTGCTCAACTTTTTAAAGCGGGTGGTCAGCTACTTTATTTCGATGATCGTGTCGGACGACGTAGCGGTATCCATGACCCCCTTCTCCCAGACCGAGGGGGATGAGGAGACCTGCAAGATTCTCTCAAGCGAGATCGAGCGGGTTATCGAGCGCACCAGGGCCAAAAACCTGCACCGGGATCTGCTGCGGAACATGGCGGTGGACGGGGACGGATGCTTCTACCTGTACTTCGACCCGGAGATTCAGGGAGGCCAGCCGGTGCCGGGGGAAATCTGCATCGACTGTGTGGACAACACCAAGGTGCTCTTTGGCAATCCCCACATCTGGGAGGTACAGCGGCAGCCCCACCTCTTTATTGTGCTGCGCCAGACCCTGGAGGCGGTGCGGGAGGAGGGGCGGCAGAACGGCGTTTCGGAGGAACAGCTGGCCGCCATTCAGACCGACCGGGAAAACAAATACGGGGAGGAGGCCGCCGGAGAGGCCGATCTCACCACCGTTGTGGCGGCCCTCTGGCGGGACCCCAAAACCAAACAGGTCTGGGCGGTGAAAACCACCCAAAACTGTATCATCAAGCCCTGGTGGAACACCGGCTACCGGCTCTATCCGGTAGCTTATGCCAGCTGGGACAAGGTGAGAAGCTCCTACCACGGCCAGGCGGCCATATCGGGGCTGATTCCCAACCAAATCTTTGTCAACAAGCTCTGGGCAATGGCGATGGAACAGCAAAAGAGCATGGCCTTCCCCAAGATCATCTACGACCGCTCAAAGCTCCCCGGCGGCTGGACCAACGGCGTGGGCAAGGCCATCGGGGTGGAGGGCAACCCCAACGACGCCATTGCCACCGGCTTTCGGGCCCCGGATATGTCAGCCCAGGTGCTGGAGCTGGTTCAGCGGACCATCGACTACACCCGGGATTTTATGGGGGCCTCGGACGCGGCCCTGGGCAATGTGAAGCCCGACAACACCTCGGCCATTATTGCGGTGCAGAAGGCCTCCTCCGCCCCGCTGGAGCTTCAGCGGCTGGCCTTCTACCAGTTTGTGGAGGACTATGTGCGGATCATCCTGGAGATGATGCGGGTTCACTATGGGCCCAGACTGGTGTCTGTGGAGGGGGAGAACGGCCAAAAGGCGCGGGCCCTGCTGGACTTTTCCGCCATCGACTACGACGTCTTGCAGCTGCGGGTGGATGTGGGCTCCTCGGCCTACTGGTCAGAGCTCATGCAGCTCCAGACCCTGGACAACCTTTACGCCAAGGGGATCATTCAGGACGCGGTCACCTATCTGGAAGGGATCCCGGGAAGCTATGTGAGAAACAAAAACAAGATCATCGCCAAGCTCAGGGAACAGCAGGCCCTGATGGGGCAGATGAGCCAGGGATTGCCGCAGACAGGAGGAAAGATCAATGGAACAATGTCCGATTTGTAAGGTGGCTTTGCGGATTGCCCGCAGCTATTTACAGGTGCGGGGGGACAGCTCCCCCGACACCCCCACCCAGGCGGCCACCGTTCAGGAGCTTGTCTGTCCCAACCCCCAGTGCGAGCGGTACGGACAGGTGGCCAAAACGCTGGAGCATCCGACCCCGGTGCGCAGCGCCTCTCAGGAGGGATAGGGCCCAAAAGGAACCCATCAACATCGAAACCGAGCGGGGACACCCACCCGCTTTCAGGAGGATATATCATGTTTGAGGACACCAATCAAACACCAAACAGCATCGAGACCCAAACCGGGGAGCAGGTCACCGGGGAGCAGGAGGACATCCACTCCGGCGAGGCCGATGACCTGGAGGACGTCTTTTCCGAGCCATCCGAGGAGGAAGAGCCGACAGAAAAGCCCCAGGCAGAACCCACAGCCCAGGAGGGACAGCCCCGGCCAGACACCAGGGACGAGGCCGTCAGCCTTAAATTTTTGGGACGGGAGATCGCCCTGGATCGCTCCGCCGCCCAGAGCGTGGCCCAGTCTTTGGGCATTCCGCTGGAGCAGATCGGAGCGACCCTGCAAAAGGGGCTCAACTATGACCACGCCCTGCAGGCGGCCAGAAGCACCCCGGAGCGCAAGCTGCTGGAGGACTATGCCCAGCTCAATGGAATGTCCCGGCAGGAGTATCTGCGGATGCTGGAGAGTCAGCGGGACAACGCCCTGGTGACCCGGGAGCTGGATCGTCTGCGCGGCCGGTATCCGGACGCCCCGGAGGAACTGCTGAACCAGCTGGCAAAGCAGGGGCTGGAGACCCGCCGTCAGGAGGAGACCCAGCGCATTCGCCGGGAGGCCCAACAGCAGGAGGCCCGGCGGCGTCAGCCCTGGGTGGAGTTTTTTGAGCGGTACCCCGACCTGAAGGCGGGGGAGCTGCCCCAGGAAATCTACCGTCAGGTGGAGGCGGGCATGAGCCCCACCGCCGCCTGGCTGGACTACCAGAACGGCCTGCTGCAGCGGCAGCTGGCCGCCGCCAAACAGAACCAGAAAAACAGACAGCTGACCATCGGAAGCGCCAAGGATCAGGGCGAACCAGTGGAGGGGGACCTCTTTCTGGAGGGCTTTGACAGCGTCTTTCGATAGTCCGGCAAAAAAGGAGACATGAGAATGGCAATTCATCTGCATTCCAAATACGATAAAAAGATCGCCACCGTTTTCAAACAGAATTCCCTGGTGGACGGCCGGCTGGGAGACGAATACAGCTTTTCCGGCGTGCGCACCGTCAAGATCAGCACCCCGGTGACCGTGCCCCTGGTGGACTACAAGCGCAGCGGAACCAACCGGTACGGGGAGCCCCAGGAGATGCAGGACACCGTTCAGGAGCTGACCATGAGCCAGGACAAGAGCTTCTCCCTGACGGTGGACAAGGGCAACAACGCCGACCAGAACGGCATCAAATCCGCCGGCAAGATGCTGGCTTTGGAGATCAAGGAGCAGGTCATCCCCATGAAGGACCGCTACACCTTCCAGCGGCTGAGCCAGCTGGCGGGCAAGATCGTGGGCAATGCCACCGCCCTTTCCAAAACCACCGTCTGCGACCGTATTTCGGAGGGCACCCAGGCCCTGGACGACGCTGAGGTGCCCAGCGACGGGCGCACCCTCTTTATCGACGCCAAGGGTTACAAATTCCTCAAGCACTCCGACGAGTTTTTGGGGGTGGAGGCCTTAGGCAAGCGGGCGCTGGCCAAGGGTCAGGTGGGCGAGTATGACAATATGGCAGTGGTAAAGGTGCCGGCCTCCCGGTGGCCCGCAAACGTCAACTTTATCATCGTACACAAAAACGCCGCCACCGCCCCCACCAAGATCAACGACACCAAGCTCCACCAGGATCCTCCCGGCCTGTCGGGCAACCTGATGGAGGGGCGCTTCTATTACGACTGCTTTGTGATTGGGGCCAAGGCTGACGGCATCTATGTGGAGGTGGACACCGGTTCCGGCAAGGGCAGCATTGTGGCAGAGCCCACCATCGCGGCGGCCACCGGCGCCATCACCTGTTCCACCAGCGGCGCCACCATCCGGTACACCACCGACGGCAGCGACCCCCGTTACAGCGACACCGCCCTGGTGGGCACCTCGGCGGGAACCGGCGTGGGTACCGTGGTGAGGGCCTGCGCCTACAAGGAGGGCAGCTTCCCCTCCGGCGTGGCCGAGACCACCCTGACCGCATAACAACCACCGAAAGGGGGCGGGGAAATCCCCGTCCCCTGTTTGTTTGAAAAAGGAGGCGCCGCCTTTGACCGCCAACGACATTTACATCCTGGCCCTCTCCTTTCTTTCGGAGACCCCCTCCGGCAACGCCCTGTTGGAGGGCTTTACCCCCGGCTGGCTGAGCCTGCTGCTGGAGGAATCCCGAAAGCAGGAGAACCATCTGCGCCGCTTTGAGGGCAGGCCGGAGCTGGAGCAGGCCCCGGTGGTGACCGACCTGAGCCAGGAGATCGACTACCACGAAGCCATCCTGAGGACCGCTCTGCCGTATGGACTGGCCAGTTTTTTCTTTCTCGACGATGAAAACGACTACCGGTCTCAGGATTTTCGAGCCCGGTATATCAGCGCCTTAAACGACGCGGTCTCCCTGCAGGAGGAGCCGGTGCGGGATCTGTACGGCGGTGATGGAGATGCCTAAACTGACCACCCCCAAAAACATCCCCAGCCGCAAGCTCTCCCAGATGACCATCAGTCAGTTTCGGGGGGTGGATCTGGTAAGCAGTCCCTCCAACGTCCACGACACCCGCAGTCCCGACGCGGTCAATATGATCCCCGATGAGTCGGGCAAGCCGGTCAAGCGAACCGGCTACTACCAGACCAACCAGTTTCCGGGGCGGATCAACGGCCGGTATCAGCTGCTGGGGAAGCACCCGGTAGAGCTGATCCACGCGGGGACCGGGCTCTATGACCGCCAGAGTGGGGAGCTGGTCTATGACGGCATGGCCGATGAGAGAAGCACCGGCTGGCAGATCGCGGGCAAGCTGTGGATTCTGGACGGGGCCTCCCTCACCTGCTTCGGGGAATTCCCCGACCCGCAGGAAGATACCTCCTCAGGGGATGGGGAGCAGACCGAAGAGAGCACTGTCTGGACCGCCAAACCGGCCACAGAGATCGCCTACACCCCTCTCATTATTATCTCCCGGCCCCCGGACGGCAGCGGCGGAGAGCCCTATGAGGCCATCAACCTGCTTTCCAAAAAGTGGAGCGAGAGCTTTTTGGGCACTGCCGAGGCCACCCAATACCAGCTCTCCTATGGGGAGCTGGACAGCACCCCGGTCACCGTTCAGAAGATGAACAGCCAAGGGGGCTGGGACCCTTTGACCGAGAACACCGACTTTACAGTGGACCGCACCGCCGGTCTGGTCACCTTTACCACCCCGCCGGGGGTATCCCCCATCCCCGGGGCGGACAACCTGAAGATCACCGCCTCCCGGGACTGGGGGGACTATCCCAGCCGGGTGGGCCGCTGCTGCGTCTCGATCCTTTACGGGGTGGCAGGGGCCTCGGACCGGCTCTTTGTCAGCGGCAACCCGGATTTTCCCAATCAGGACTGGTACTCCCAGATGAACGATCCCACCTATTTCGGGGATCTGTGGTACTCCGCCCTGGGGCAGGACAGCAGCCGGATCATGGGCTATACCATCATCGGTGACCGGCTGGCCACCCACAAGGACACCGGGGAAAACGGCCGCAATGTGATTTTGCGCCAGGGCCAGCTGCTGGATGGCGAGGCGGCCTTTCCCATTGTGGGCACCTTACAGGGGGAGGGGGCCATCGGCCGGTACACCTTTGGCTATCTCTCAGCCGAGCCGCTGTTCTTGACCGCCCTGGGGGTCTATGCCATCACCGCCGCCGATCTGACCGGTGAAAAATACGCCCAGAAGCGCAGCTACTATATTGAAAAAAAGCTGCTGGCCGAGCCGAACCTCAGCGACGCCTATGGGGTCAACTACAAGGATTTTTATCTGCTGGCCGTGGGCGGCCGGGTCTATATTCTGGACGGCGGCCAGCAGACCTATGAGAAAAACGAGCCCTACAGCCGGTTTCAGTACGAGTGCTATCTGTGGGAGAATGTCCCCGCCCGGGTTCTCTGGCAGTCGGGGGACGCCCTGTGGTTTGGCACCGACACCGGCATGGTGTGCGCCTTTTATACCGACTATGACGATCCGTTGAGCTTCAATGACCTGGGGGCGCCCATTACCGCCCACTGGGAGCTGCCTGACTTTGACGGCAAGGACTTCTACCGCAACAAGACCATCCGATACATCGCCTTTCGGCTGGCGGCGGCCACTGCCACCAGCGTTCGGGTAATGGCCCAGATTCGGGGCGTTTGGCAGAAGTTGTTTGAGGAACTCAGCCGGGCGCGGTTCTTTGCTTTTTCCAAGATCACCTTCAGCAAATTTACCTTTTCCACCGACGCCACCCCCAAGACCATCGGCAAAAAGGTGAAGATCAAAAAGGTGGACAAGGCCCGCCTGCGGCTGGAGAACGACGCGCTCAATGAGCCCTTTGGCCTCTACGAAGTGAGCTTAGAGTACACCGAGAACGGCTACTACAAACGGTAGAGGCCGGCAGGGCTGTCCGGTCGCAGGCCCCACCGGGGCCAGCGTGGCATCGCCACCCCGAACCTTTGGCCTCTACGAGGTGAGCTTAGAGTATACAGAGAACGGCTACTACAAGCGGTAGAGGCCGCAGGAGGCGGAAGCGGGTGGTTCGCTTTTGGGTATGGAGGCGCAGGGAATCCCCAAAGGGGAAAATGCCGCCGCCTGGAGCGAGGGGCGACTGAGGCGGCATTTCCGGAGCCTGATAACAGAAAGGCGCATACCCAGCCGCTGCGGCAATTAGAGGCATGGCTCTCCGCAGGAGCGAACTTCTTTGCCTACTTTCTTTTTCGCAAAGAAAGTAGGTCCCTGCCCCGGAGAGGGGCAACCTTGCAGCTTTGCTGCCGAATAAATCCTTGCAATTCACATGCCAAGAGAGGAGAATTCTATGGCTTTTCAGAAGATAACCAGCGCGGATTTGAGCGGCAAAGGGGTCATTGGCCTTGCCGATACCCCCAACCTGCCTGCCGCCGAGATGCAGCAGAAGTTTGAGGAGACCGCCCGACAGGTCATCATCCCCCGGTACAACCAGACGATGGATGAGCTGACCGGCCTGGAGCTCGAGAAGCGTGTAAAGTCAGAGGAGATCAAGGAGATCCGTCTGAGCAGCGACGACGTGATCGAGGTGGCGGGGGAGGACGGGGTCTTTCGGGCCACCGCCTCCAGCGGACATATCATTCTGGATGAGACAGGCAGTCAGGCCGTACAGCGGTCACGGCTGCGGTTTCAAAACTCCCAGGTAAAGGATGAGGACGGGGTGACCGTTGTCTATGGGGTCACCGGCCCCCAGGGGGAGCAGGGCCCACAGGGAGAACAGGGGGTTCAGGGCATCCAGGGCCCGGAGGGAAAGGTGTGGGTCCCCACAGTATCCAATGACGGAACCTGGTCGGTGAGCTTACAGGCGCCGGGCGGAAGTACCCCCCAGCCCCGCAACATCCGGGGCCCTCAGGGCGTTCAGGGCATCCAGGGCCCGGCTGGCCCACAGGGGCTTCAGGGGATTCAGGGCCCTCAGGGGTCTCAGGGCCCCAAAGGGGAACAGGGAGAGGCCGGCCCCCAGGGCATTCAGGGCCCCAAGGGGGAACCTGGGGCTCAGGGATTGCAGGGAATACAGGGCCCTATCGGTCTCACCGGCCCTCAGGGGGAGATGGGCCCCGCCGGACCGGCCGGTCCCCAGGGCCCTGCCGGCGCCCAGGGAACAAGAGGCCCGGCGGGAGCGGATGGAAAATCCTTTACCGTACACGGCCGCTACAACACCCTGCTGGACTTACAGCGGGACTATCCCACCGGCAGCGACGGAGACGCCTGGGCGGTGGGTTCCATCACCAACAATGAAATTTATGTGTGGGACATTGTGGAGGAGAACTGGGTCAGCGTAGGCCCCATTATGGGCCCGGCAGGCCCTCAGGGAGAACAGGGAATCCAGGGCCCCAAGGGGGACACCGGCGCCCAGGGGCCACAGGGCCCCACCGGCGCGCAGGGAATACCGGGCCCCCAGGGAGAACAGGGCCCCGCAGGTCCCCAAGGCCCCACCGGCCCCCAGGGGGCGAAAGGAGACAAGGGAGATCAGGGGGAACAGGGAGAACAGGGCCCTCAGGGCCCCCAGGGAGAGACCGGCCCGGCGGGCCC